CTCCCAGCGAGGAGTTCCGCTTCCAAGCGGGCAACTTCTTCCATGATTAAAGGATCCATATCTCTCACACATGTGATACCTTCAACAACGCGATCACTTTTTGTAACATACTTAGTTTTAGGTCCTTTTAAAGGGAACCCAATCGATGTCGCAAAATTCATTGCGTTTAATCCTATAACTCCATCAGCTCCTGCCAAATTAATATCATCCGATATTTTTCCGACTTTAGCTAATTCAGTTTTTGGGATTTTGTCCAATTGGCAAGAATAATCCACAAAAGCCTTTTGAACTAGAGCCCCATCAAAGCGACATGCAGTATCAACTTTTCCTGCAATGTCAGCTTCCTTGTGCCTGACAGCACCCATATCCTTGGGTGCACCATGAAGTCTCTCGATGCCCATCACTGAAGTAACAGCTTTGGAAATCTGAGAAACAATCACAGAAGACTTAGGTGAAGAAAGAGGTAAGTTATGCGATCCGTGAACGCGAATCTTAGCGTCAATGGGCAAATCACGTACAACACATTTATCATGTGGGGCAGTCAAAGGACCAAAATCAACACCAAGAACCTCAGTTTCCATAGGAGTAGCAGAATGAGATACAAGCACACATGGCAGCGCACTAAGTTTTCCAATCGCATCCATAATAGTCGCACGGGTCACGAAACCAGCTGCACCTTTGTGCCCAACACCAGCGAGATGGTGTCCAGCAATAAAAGGTACCCCTTGAGCTTCCCCTATTAGTGTACCCATACACAATCCTCCGAAAGTTTCACGAGGGAATGTATATCGATAACCCTGGAACGTTCCACCTTCAGTGGTAAAAACGCGTTCCTTACGAGCAGTCATACTAGGATACTGAACTAATTCCCCAGATTTATTATACAATGTATAAACATCAAGATGTTTCCCATCATAAATTTCCTTAGGGTAATAATCAGTAATATCTTTATGCAATCCTGCACTAGGTGCATACCACACGGCCAAATCAGTACCTGGAATGTGATATGTACAAGTACGATCCAATGGCACGTTTTTAAAAGTATGTCCTCCAACTTTCAATATTGTAACAAACTCAGTAGTTTTCCCAATAAAATGATTAGGTATTAAAAGAACATTACTCTTCAATGGTATGGCATTACAATGATTTGAATCATCCTTGACAACATCAAGCATGCGTTTACCCAACATTTGGTTAAATACAGAGTGTGAAATTGTTTTACTTTTTTCTGAAACTCCCGCATTTCCAAACTTATATTTAGATTCAGCAGCTCTAGTATCCCAAAATTCTGTTTCTTTTTGATAATCCTTCATATCCGATTTGGGCATAGCAATATAGGGAGCTGATTGCTTTGATGGCAAGGCATTGTATTTCCTAACTAAAATGACAAGCAATTTCCAAATACCCAAAGAACCGAGCAAAAATAACACTCTTGCTTTAGTTTTCCAAGGAATTGTTTTAAACCAAACCGAAGGTAATGTTACTCGAGACCACTCTTTAATAATTTCTTGTCGAGCCTCGTCTAACATTGCGTGCACATAATAGCACATAACAATAGTACAAACAAAAGTCCACATAATTTCATCAATAAGCGGAAAAATAAAATATCCAAAATACGATTTGATCAAGTGAACAAAATGAAGGACAAAATATCCTCCAAAAACACCCGAAAGGTAATACGGCATTAAATAAAAT